CCCTCAAGCGACCAAAAGAAGATACCGTCCAGCTCGGCATAGAGCTTTTCCTTGAGGTTCACGTCGCGCCTGGTGCCTTCAAACCGCTCATTGAACGCGAGCACCAGGAGCCGGCGCTCGAAGCCATAGGTCTTATCCGGAATGATCGGCGTCTCGTTCATCGAAATGATGAACTTCACGTACGGGCTGAACTGAAACTTGTGGCCGAACTTCATTTCACACGTGATCGGCTCGCCGCTCACGATGGTTTTGAACATCTCCGTGGCCAGCGGATCCCGGGCCGAGGTCTCCGTGGCCATGTTCACGAGCTTGCCCTGAAGGAAATAGACCGAAAACTTGGGATCCCCCAGGTCCCGCATGGTGAGGGAGCTCGTGTTTTCCGGGCCTACCATCTGCCTCAGCACATTAAGCACGGTGCCCTTGCCGTTGGCGCCCTCGCCGTGCATGAACATGGCACGCTCAAAGCGGCAATCTGTCAGCAGGCAATAGCCGAAATACTTCTGGAGCGTATCGATCTTTTGCTCGCCCTCATCGCCCGGGAAAACTTCCTCCAGGAACTTCATCCACCGGTCCACCGGTGCGTCCGGATTAAAGTGGCAAGGGATCTGGGTTCGCGATCCATACTTGGCGTCATGCTCCACGAGCTCGCCGGTGTAGATGTCCACCATCCCGTCGAGGCAGTTGATGTACTGCGGAAACTTCGGCCACTGCGGCTCCTCGAAATTAGCCAGCCCGCGTAGGATCTTGACAGTCCCATCCACATAGGCCGGCTGTATGAACTCGCCAAGGGCGTGCACGCACACGCTGTTGAGCTCGTACTCCGAGATCTGGCGCCAAACGCCCTCACAATAGCGCCAGAAATTACCTGCCGTGTGCACCAGGTCTTTGTAATGCAGGATGTAGTAGACGCCCATCCTGTAGGAAACAAATTTGCGCGTCCTGTTGGCGAGCTGGAAGAACTCCTCCGGGTTGATCTGACCAGGCGGAGGGAGTGAGAGGGACGTGCTCCGGGCCAGGGACGTCACCGGCTCTATTCTGATATTGCCCAGGACGCCGCTTGCCGCTTCGCACCTGGTTCGCCCGGGACGCTCCCAATTCTCGGTATAGCCCTCGCAGAACTGCGCGAGCTTGTCGTCGCCCGAGATCCGGATCCGGGCATCGGCCCAGGTCCTGCCCTTGCATGAATTGTGAAAGCACTGATAGGTGATCTTCCCCGAAACGTCCTGGACGATCGCCGCCTCGTTCTTCGTGTGTGAGGGATCAAACATACAGCGGCGCAATCGGTAGATGGTTTTCCCGTCGCCGCTCTTTGCGGTGTATTCGACGCCGTAGTGCTCCAGGTATTTTTCCACGAGCAGCGAGCCCAGGTCCTGCTTTCGCGGCCCGCCTCGGCCACGCTGCTGCCTGGTGGCCGGTGGCTGTGCGGGTGGAAGGGGCGCCGGGGCCTCGGCTGCCAGGGCCTCAAGCGCTTCGATTGTCGATACAGGTATATCAGCGAGAGTGAGATTCATAGAGTCCTTCTAATGCCGCGAGCAGTTCATCCTCGGATCCGGGCCACTCCAGGATCTCCACCATGCGCTTCCACTGCATGGCGGCCGGATCCAGCGCCGGCGCCGGCGTGCTTTCTTCTGCAGGGCCTGGCCAGGGGATCATGTTGTCTTCAGGATGTTGTTGTTTTGATATTTGTTCAAACCTCTCATGAATCTTGATATGGTCATTTGACTGACTCCGAAGCTTTCTCCTATTTCTTTTTGAGTTAAACCGCTTTCAAAAAGTCGCCAACACTGCCGGAAATCAAGGGTAGGATACTTACTCCTTTTTTTTATGACGCTTACAAGCCATTTCCTTCTATCGTCCGAATGGGCGGGGGTTATTCTTCTGTGTCCTTTTTTGTGGATTTTTTTTTCGTGCTCTTCCGACATCATACCCGTTAACAATCTTCCTTCGGCCCTCGCTGTTTCTGCATTGTCACGCATTCTATCGGCAGTTACACACCCGCAAAGACCTTTTGACCATGGAAGACCAAATTTTTCCTTGTATAGATCTACGTTGAGACCGTGCGATTTGTTAATATGTGCGCCCAGGGCCTTGAAGTACTTGCCGCATATTAGGCATTGGATTTTGTCGCCCTTGTAGTAGCTCTCAATCTCTGCTTTGTCTCTAAACTGCATCTTTGGCTCCTTCCCCTGGTTTTGGCCAGGTGATCATGAGCTGCCTTTCAATATGTCTATGATCTTTGGTTCGATGTAGCTTGGCCGGTGCGGCCGGTCCTCGGTGTGGTCGCCCTTGCGTGCCCAGGTGCCATAGAGCTTGCAGATCCGGGCCGGGTTATAGACCTTGAGGTCGATCTCAACGTGCGGGTTGCTCCACAAGGCATTGATCGCCTCCAGGGCCTTCTTGATGTGATCGACATTGAGATCGATGTTAGGGAGATCCGGAAGTCTGACCAGGAGATGGGCGCCGTTGCCCGAGTGCGCCGGCACGGCCTGGCTGAAGCCCCGCTCCTTCATCCATTTGCTGATCTTGTTCCGGAGCTCGATGGCCCTGGCCAGCTCCTCTTTCGTGGAGGAGATCCCGGCCGGCCGCTTCGGATCGATATCGATATAAAGCCAGCGCAAACAAAGCACGTCCTTGTCGGACGTAGTGGGCGTTTTCTCGTCGGCCGCCTTGAGGCGGTTCGCGGCTCTCGCCAGGAGATCCGGATTCACCGGATTGAGCACAAAGTAAATGCCCTTGGGCTCCGCGCCCTCCAGGCCGGCCGCCGCCTGGCCGAATGCCTCGGGCTCGTTGAAATAGCCGAACACGATGTCTCTCGCCCACCCGGTCCACGCCTTGTTCTTGCCCTTGCATCCGATGGCCCGGATCTCCGTCACTTCGCCGGGGTTGAAGAACATGCGATACACGTCGGCCCTGGTGTTCTGTTGTTGATTTTTCATAGGATATAATACGCCTCGATGGACTTGAGGAGCTTCTCTCGCTCGGCCTTGAGGACCTCCGCGTCCGCATCATAATAACGCATCGGTTTTTCCGAGCCTGCGAGTTGGATCTCGAAAACAAAAATCCTGTCCTGGCCCACTGGAAGCTGGTCCCGGAATTGCGAAAGTACCAGCAAGTCCTTGGTGAACTGCACAATTCCCACGGTTCTAATTTTGGGTACCACTAAGGCAGCGGTCCCGAGCTCGTAAGTCGCCTTCATAGTTTCCTCCTTAATTGGTTTACTTGCCCTTGTCACCGTTTGCGGCCGGCTTGAACAAGAAACCCTCGGCCGCGAGATACTCCTTAATCACCGGGCAATCGTCCGGACACTTCTCGAACAGGAAACGGAGAGAACACTCCTTGCACGTTTCCGGCTCCACCCAGGGCCTATGTTTTCGCCTCGCTTTCCACACCGATCGCACCATTGCCGCCTCCTCCGGTGAGACGTTTGAACACCTCGCACGCCCGGCACGCCGGATCCTGTTTCTCCGCGTGCCAGGCGCACGCATCCGGATGCACCGGCCGGCCGTAGCCGCCGGCATACTCACACCAATTCGGGACATAGCTCGCTTCGTTCACAGATCGATCTCCTTCCTCCATTCCTTGATAACCTCCGTGGGAATCGGGATTTCGTTGGCGATCAGGATCTTCGCGAAGCGGTTCGCGAGCTTACGCGCTATTGCGGATGACTCCGCACCATTTTCCGGATAGCGCAGCCGCAGGGCGAGTATCAGATTTCCGACGATCACCAGCAGCTCGATATTCGTGAGCTCGACCTCGTTCATCCTTCGTGTTTCCTGGTTCATGCTCTTGCCTCTGCCTCCTTTGCCTGGGCCTCCAGTTCCTCGGCCGTTTTTTCGAGCTTCAGGATGTGGCCCTCCATCGCCAGGCGGAGCGCCGGCGAGAGGCCATGGAGTCGAACCTTGTGCACCTCGATCCGGTCTCTCAACCACATTGCCACCTTGCGCTTATCTTCAGGTCTCATGAGCCGCTCCTTTTGTGCATTTTTTGTTTGGAGAATGCGCTGGCTTTGAGCCTGGCCAGCGCCAGGATGCTCGGTTTGATTTCTGCCGGCGCCGTCTTGTAGCCATACTGATTCAAAAGAAGCAGCTCGGCCCTCGAGACGAGCAACAAGTTCCCGGGCTCGCAGTTGAGCGAATTCCCGTCGGCAAATATCAGGCAATGGCCGGCCGGGACCGGGCCGTTCGCTTCTTCCCAGATGTGCACGTGTTTCAGCCGGTAACGGGTGGGGAACCCGGTATATGGATCCCGCTGTCCGATCTTTATTTCTATGTATCCATCACGGGTTATGCGCTCCGAGCCCAAGGGCTTGCGGTTCGGAGGGATATTGCCTTTCTCGAAGGTCGTCTTGTTCCGGCCGGTGAGACCTTCGCCCCTGGTGCCGGCGTTCCAGGGTTTATTCCCCTTCGGGAAATAACCTGTCCGGCCGGAGGTGATGCCCCGGTTATGCACCGCGCTCCGGATCTGCAGTACTGTCTTGGTATCGTTGAAAACGAGGTTGAACAAACCGGCCAGGTCCCGGAGGCTTCGACCCGGATAATTGTCACGCAGGAACCGGATCTGGGTTTCGGTGAAAATCCTCAAGCGGGTCTCTATGAGTCGGTTCTTATGCGCCCGGCCGCAGCGGATATGATGGTTTGCAAGAGCCGAGCGAATCGCGGTTTCCGTCTTGAGGGTACGGTACCAGTGGTTGAATGCCGCGGTCAGGTCTCTGACATTCATGCGCATGTACCCGTCACGCAGAAAGTTCAACTGCCCGGCGGTGTAATTGGCCGGCCTACGCCTCTTCATCCTTGTAGCCCTCCAGGCCGAGCATCTTGGGCGGATTCTTGAGAAGGCCGTCGTTGATCGCCACTTGAGCATCCAGGGCCAGCCGGGCGTTGCCGATGATCTGGGACGCGACGAACGACATAGCCTTGGCCCGGGTGATTTCCTGGGTCAAGGCTTCACCGGACAATTCGTCATCGTTCAGCCTCTCCATCTGCTCAAAGAGATGATCGTTAAGATCGATGAGCCTGTTCTTTATCGGCATGTCCGTTTCTCCTTGCCGGCACGTTTAACGATATGGCGAACCCTGGCGACGAACAAAGTCCGGCCCTGGTGCCGTTGACGGCGCCAAGGCCAATACAACGCCGCGAAACAGGTAATCCTTTGCCTGCTGGTCCACGGGAAGTTCACTGAAGGGGACAAAGCACGGGTGTTCTTTCCTGTCCGGATCCTTGACCGGGCCGTACTTCCAGCCGGTGGCCGCCTTTTCGGCGAGCCACATCTCGTGAGAGGATTCCGGGCCCGCTTCCGGATTGTTCAAATGATGGATCACGCCCTTTATTGCGCTCGTTTTCTGCCATTCCGGCGCTTCCTCCCAGGGTACTTGCGAGTTGTCGCCAAGCGCCTGGCAATAAGCGCGGTTTACTTCGTGGGCCACTCTTGCGATTTGTTCGGGTGTCATAGATCCCTCCTTTGGTTTGAATGTTGACGCTGTTTTTGTTATCCTCCCCGGAAAAACGACGAGGAGGTGTGGTTATGAACAAGAAAAAACTGATAGTCTTGCGGCTCGTGGTTCTCATTATTTTTTTCGTGGTTTCTCCTGGTTTTTCTGCTGAAAAAGCGGATGTTTTCAGCCTGTTTTTAAGCCGATATTCAATGGTGTCGCACTACTTGAAAAGCGATGAAAGCGTTCTCGACAAACTGAAAATTCTTGCTGAACTGGATTTTAAAACAGCGGATTTCCTGGTGACATTTTGGGAATTCATGGCTCGGAATGAATGCTATCGCCCCACTAAGGAGATCGCGGAACAAATCACCAATCATCCAATCGAGTCCGAACGAGAGGCTCTCCTCGCAAAACAGTTGCTGCTTCAAAGCCATTGCCTGTATGCCGCTTACTACGATCATTGGGATGAGATAAACGAGAGCATCCGGAACGCCTACGAACGGGCCATGAAACAGCCCAAAAAGCAGGATTAACCCATGAGCGCCTTCAAACCATGGGATCATGTGCGTACTCCGGACGGGACGGGATTCGTAATCATGGCGCTGCCGAGGCACGTCAAGGTCCGGCTTTACTCCGATTCGGAGAAGAGAGTCGTCGTTTACAAAATCAAAGATGTGCGACTGGAGCCCGTGGCCAGGCAGGATGATTGAGCGCATCTTCGCCCCCTTACTTGCTTGGCAGTATTAATCGAGATCCAAAAAAAATTCCACATCCACCCCGAGCGCCTGGGCGCAAAGATAGATTGTTTTGGGACGAGGCTTGGCGGTGCGCTTGAGCTGGCATACATTTCTCACCGAAATCCCTATTTTTTTCGATAGCTCGCCAGGATTCATTCCGCGCCTTGCCATTAGCAGCTCCAGCTTGCGGCCGAAAGGCGTCATTTCTTTGCCCATCTGCATCCTCCTGAATTGTGTTACGCGAGCCTAGTAAATACTAGCGGTTGTGGCTTGTCAAGCTTTATTTGTATTTCCGATATCTTTTTTTTTACAAAGCAGCTTTTCTGCTTGACAACACCTTGAATTACTTTATTCTGTCTAGCAAAACAAAGGGGTAAAAATGGGCAGCAGCAGAAAAGACGTAGGCAGGCTGATCAAATCAAAACGAAATGCCAAAGGCTTGACATTGCAGGCGCTTTCCGAACGCCTCGGATATCGCAGCATCGGTACGATCAATAATATCGAATTAGGACTGACTCCCATCCCTATTGAAAAACTACATCCTATCACTCGAGCCCTGGATATTGATCTTTCATGGTTTCTCGATTTCTTAAGAGAAGCCGAGCCGGATTTACATCAGAAGTACATGGTGTTGAAGCAGCAGTTCGAAGATGAGTTTATGGGGAATTTGCGGCGTGCGGTTGCTGGCCGTTCTTCAGAGATCAGCGCCGAGGAAGCACGGCATCATCTGGGTTTCCCCTCTCCTTTTGACCCGGAGGAGATGCAGGCCCGGAAGTTGACAATAATATATATTATCAGAACCTGGCTAAATCTGGTAGGGGCCGTCCTGGGCCAGCCGCAACAGCTTGTGCTCGATCTCAAAGAGTCGGATCCCAGAATCGATAACCTCTTTCTGCCGTTCCCGGAAATCACCGGGATACCGGCCACGGTGCACTGATGGATCGGATGAAGAAATCCTGCCGGGGTTGTCACGCCATGCAGTTCAATCGCCGGATCGGGGTCATGGACTGCACCCTCGGGTATAAAACCGCCGGGCGCCGGATCGACACATTGCAGCCCCTGGAGGTCTGCCCCAAGCCTCGGAATCTCGCGGCGTGGGCGAAAGCCCTTGTCGTCCGTTACAAGGCCATGGGAGTCCTTTGAATGTGGACGGTGCAGGAATTGAAGGACCAGGTCCTGGATGAAGTCAAGGGCACGACCGATTGGCCGCTTCTCCTGGATCTTTATTACGCGATCCTGAAAAGTCGCGGACAGAGTTACGTCCGGATCCGGGCGGCCAGGATTCGCCTCGACATGGCCCAGATCAAGCTCTGGCAGAACTGCAGGAACTGAAATGGCGGATACCTTTTTCGGGGTCAAGTGCGATAACTGCCACAGAGAGGGTCCGCTCCTGTACGCGCTTCATTTCTTTCATCGCGACTGGCATCTTTGCGCTCCCTGCTGCGCCGGCCTCCGCTTCATCATGAAGCACTACGCTCCCCACCAGCCCGAACCTGCCGTTTCTCGTCAAAAAAGTCGAATTTCGGCAGCCTGAAAGTTTCCCAATAAGCTACTTTTCGCGGAGATCCGGCCCGCCGGCGGGCGAATTTTGTGTCATTTCAGGAAACTCGCGGTCGCGGCACGCTTTATGCTTTTACCTCAAGCCCTGCTGCCTTCTGTCTGCATCGCAAACAGACGACAATCCGGGGTGACGAAAATGCCTTTCCCGAGTGTGGAAGAACTTCGGGACATGGTCCTCGAAGAAACGGACAGCGTTGAGGATTGGGGCACACTTCTAGATCTCTTCTATGTGCTCCTGAAACACAACGGGGTCAGTTACGTTGACATCCGGAGAGGATGGATTAAGAACGCAAAGGAAGCACGCGAAAAATCTCTAGAATTTGTGCACGGACATCTCAATCCTGGTTCCGGAGACGTATCCGCCCACAACGCACCCCACGCTCATTTTGAGCACGAGCGTGCCGGCCGAGCCCGCCCTGGCCATGATTGAGCCTGCCATTACGAAATCGTACCCGGTTTTTGCCCAATAGCGGTTAAGGGTGGAGCTCATATCCTGGCCCACCTTGATGTTGCCGCTGGTGCCGCTTTTCTTCACGAAGCCGATATCGACATAACCGTCGGTATCCTTGTAACCTTCGAAGTAGAAGCTGATAAGCAGCTTCTGATCCTCCGCGACGGTCCCCACGTTGAGCTCGAGCACTTCCACGTTGGCGCTGCTTATGTTCCCGAACCCTGTCACCTTGGCGGTGTAGAGGGTCGGGAGCCGGTCATACCGGCCGTCGCCCGTCTGCCTGTTGAGAGCGTGCTCGTCTTCGGTGGGGTCGCTCACCTTAATGAGGCCCGGCACCACGGCGGCGCCTGTGGCGTCCCATAGCTCACTCCTGAAGCCATAGGCGGTGTAAAACGCCACGGATCCGGATCCGATAAAAATGCGCTTGGACAAGGGAGCAATCACGTGCGCCGGCGAGTAGATCGTCAGGACCTTGCCGGCGGCGACGCTGATCCAGGCCCCGTTTATGATCAGAAGCGTGATGTTGTCGGGGACCGTGAGGTGCTCGCTCACTGTGGTGTCGCGGTCCACCACAATCGTCTTGCCGGCCGAGCCGATGGCCAGCACGGCCGCGGCCAGGTCGTTTGCGTAGTCGGTGTAAAGGTTCGCGAAGTCGGTCACGGTGAGGAGCGTCGCCGCGATGTTGGTGAGTGCGTTCTCGGAGGCGTTCCAGCCGAGCACGCGGTCCGCCGATGCGTTGAGCTCGAGACTCGCTCCGGACAGAAGCGAACTCCTCGGGACCTTGAGGCACCGGCCGAGCTCCTCCTTGAGGCTCTGAACGATCATGGTGAGCTTGTCCAGGGCGTCCTCGTGGCTCTGGGCTGGAAAGGAGTCGTTCTCCACGTAGTCCGTGCCCTGCTCCACCGTGACATCGCGGAGGATCACGAGCCGGTGGTCGCTCGAATAAGTGGCCACAGTGGTCACGTTGCCGCCGCCGGCCGCGCCCACGCCGCTCACGGTGTAATCCGTGGTGAGGGTGAGCACCGTCTCGGCCCCTCCGGAGTCGCGGAGGATCACCCGGAGATGGCCCTCGACCAGGATCTTAAAGGTGTAGGGAAAAACAACCTGGCTCCCGTCGCACACATACTCGTTTCGCGCCGCGCTCGATGGTACTGTCATTTGTTCGCCTCCTGTCTCCTGCCCCAGATGAGCTCAACGATCGGGAGCATCGCCGGCACCACATTGCGGAGCGTGCGCTCGCCGAAGATAAAACCCAGGACCAAAAAATTGATGATGATAAGAATGAATCCCTCGGGCGTGATCCGGACTCCGCCTCCGGGATCCACTGCCACGAGCTTGGCGCCCCAGGCGCCGGTGAAGATCTGCCAGTCGAAATACATGGCAGCCACGCACCAGGCCGGCCGGAGCGCTCCCCGCACGAAGATGATCATGTGCCCGAGGATGGGGATCGTCTTGAGGTCCTCGGCCGTGCCCTCGAGCTCTTTTGTCCGCTCGTTGAATTGCGCCTCCGCCTGGTTGGTGAGGGCCTCCATGGTCATGGCGAAATTCTGCCGGCGCTCTTCCTGCTGCGCCTCGAAATCCCGGAGCGCTTTTTCTATTTCCGCCTTCTGCTGCGGGGTCATGTCGGGCGGCCAGCGGGTGTTGACGAAATCGGTTACGGATCCAAAGACTCCCTTCTCTCCGAAGACGGCCTTCCTGATCTGATCGAGTACGGGCCATTGCAGCATGGCTCTTCCCTCCTTACATGAAGATCACCGGGTTGATGTAGCACCGGTGATGCACGTGGTTTTTCATGTCCTTGTCGTTCGGGTACCGCTTCCGGACGTCCTGGGCGTGGCCGACAACCGAGCCCATGCCCACCTCCCGGCCGATGAACATCTTCAGGGGCTCGACGTACAAGAGGTGGACGATCACACCGTCGTTCACGATCTCCACGCCCTTAAAGCTCAGGTCGTCCGCGTAAGGGTAAACGATCCTGGTCACTTTGCCCCTGATCGGAGACTTCACCGGGTCGCCCGGATCCGCGAGCCAGTCCACGCCGTCGTGGGTCCTTCCGCCCCTGGGGGCGCCGAAGCGGCCCGAGCCGGCCCCGTCCATTCTCACGTCTTTACCTGTCGGACTGATCATGTGTTTCATCCTCCGAAGATCTTCAGTTTAAACTGCGTCCAGGCGGCGATGAATCCGCCGATCACGCCGCCGGCGCCGGCGGCCACCGGGTACCATATCCGGATCCGCTCCAGCCTCTTGAAACGCACCTCGCACGTCTGGAGCCTTGTTTCACATTCGTGCTCACTTTCCGAGTCGTGCCGGCAGAGACCGTGCATTAAATCGAACAGCACGTTGAGCTTTGAGTCGGTGTCCATGCCGGCAAAGCTGTCTTTCGTGATCTCGACCATTACCGATCCTCCTCGATCAGGCACTCTATCTCCGCCTTGCAGGCCTCCACGGCACAGTGCATGTCTTTCACGAGGGCCTCCATCTGGCACATGAGCGACTCCAGTTTGACCGTGCCGTTCCGGACCACGTGGGTCAAATTATCGAGCTCCCGGCCTACCTTCTCCATTGTCTCCGCCATTGCTGTAAACCGACCTCCCAGAATGGCCCAGGATCGACGATCTCCCCTCAACGCGACACTTACCCTTCACCGGGGACTGATGGCCCAGAGCCCGCTCACATGAAGGGCAAGGCGGAAGCCCTGGAAGCCATTTTCTCCCCTGAATCCACGCTCGATTCCTGCCGTCTCTCCCGGTGCATGTGAAGGTTGTCCACCTGGCCCCGGAGTTCCTGCGATTCTTCGAGCATCATGCCTTTGGCCGTCTCCCTGGCCTCCAGTATCCGCCGGCGAATCATGATCTCCTTGCGCTCGTCCGGAGCGGCCTTGTATTCCGGATCCCTGGTCAGCGCATCGAGGCTCTTCTTGAGCGTCATGCCGGTGGAAGCGAGCTCGATCCTGTTCATGGTCCGGATGAAGAGGTCGTATTCCTTCGCTGTCAGGTCCACGGCCTCGCCCTCGAAGCTCTGCTCCTTGGCCGGCATGCCCACCTTCATCTTGAGCCGGAGCATTTCCTCGTCGATCGGAGATTTCTTCGCCGTGCTCATATAGACCGGGCTCAGGATGTCAGGGCCGAGGGCTCCGTCGCCGACAATAGCCTCTCCCCAGAGGTTGCGTTTAGGAGGCAGCTCGTCGCTCCAGCCGGGCACCCTGGATTTGATGGTGTTCCACGTCTCATAAAAAAAGCCCTGCTCCGAATAGGTCTCGCGCACCGTGGGATCGAGCGCCCGCTCGAGCTGGGCCGCGCCGGCGGGCACCAGGCTCCTGGCGTAGTTCTGGAGAAAGTGTTTTGCCGAGCGCTCCGGGTCGTCCATGGCAGCGACCGCGTCGGACACTCCCTTGAGCCATGTCTTGCTGGTGACGTTCTTGCTGATCGCCACCACTGCCGCGACGGCCAGCTCCTGGGCGCTGTGCTCGTCCGCCTGGCCCATGATCTCGGAGGCGTCCGCAGCGAGCCCGAAGAGCATCCCGAGCGGCTCCAGGCGGTTATAGGAATAATACTTGTCCCCGATCTTGAGAGAGTAGGGCTGCCAGCCCCTGCGGTAAAGGGCCTGCCGGAGCTCCGGATCGGTCGGGCCTCCGCCCGTGACCATGCCGGCGGAGGCCAGGCTCGCCGAGGTGGCCATAACCATGGAGCCCATGGAGATCCGGGCAAGAGCCATGTCGCGCCTCGCGCCGCCCGCGGCGATCTCCTGGCGTATCCGCTTGGAGGCGAAGGCGAGCGGGGTGCGCTCGCCCGCGAATTTCAGAATGTTCATGGGGGTCTGGACAAAAGGGACGATCAGCCGCAAAGCCGGGGCCTTGTTCAAGAAATTGAGCCCTGCCCTGCCCGTCTCGCCGAGCTCTTTCGTGAAGGTCTGGTACCTGGCCGCGTCGATCGCCGCCAGGCGGATGTCGTCCGGAGGATCGTTGAGGATCTCCTGCATCCTGGCGTTCAGGGCATCGCCCTGGAGATTCTCGCTCAGCCCCTGGCGGTAGGCTCTTGCCCGCAGCTCCATCCGGTACCCGATGCTCTTGAAAAACTCGTCCTCGGCCGAGAGCATCCTGCCCGGGGTCCGGACCGCGCCGCCCAAAAGATCGATGGCCCTGGCCATGGGGCCGGGGTCCTCGATGCCGAAATTCTTGGCCGATATGGCCCGGCGGATCGGCGTATCCACCTTGGTGAAAAGATCCGAGCCCTCGCCGGTGGCCATGGTCTTGCCGAAAGCACGCAGGCCGTCCTTGAAGCCTTCCACCAGGCCGTATGCCTGGGCGCCCGCCTCGGCCAGGCGGATCTCCTGGTGCCCGGAAAGCCTGCCGATGCCGGCTGCGACGGCCCGCTCAGGGATCTGGAGCGCCGCCACCAGGGCGTTGGAGGTCATGTTTGACACATGCGTCACGGGGCCGGAAAGGAGACCGTTGATCCATCCCTCCATCACCATGTCCCAGCTCGTGGCCTTGCGTGCCTGTCGCACGAAAACGTTCAGACCCTCGCCCGACTCGATGCCCGCAACCATGGCGGCCAGGTCCTCGGTTGACATCTTGCCGCGGTTTACGCCCCGCATCAGCTCGTCTATCTGCTTGAGCTTGCCCTCGGTGCTCGCGGCCACGATCCTGAAGGACTGAAGAGCCCTTCCCGCCTCGGCCGTCATGCCGGAGACCTGCTCCTGGATGGCGGTATGCACCAGGAGCTGCTTCTGGAAAGCGGCCTGGATCTCGGGGAGCGTGGCGTCGGCAAACTCGGTCTCGCCGATCGGGAGCCTGCCGTTTATGATCCTGGCAAGCCGCGAGAGCCTCTCTCCCGAGGAGACCAGGACTCGCCTGGCGGCGAGCGCCTCCTCCGCGTTGAAGGCCTGGCCGCGTCTGCGGGCAAGGAGTTTTTCCGGCGTCATGCCGATCAGGCCCGCGAGCCTGGCCGTCTCTTCGTTGGCCTGGACGCCCCGGCGTGCGCCCTGGATCTCGGTCCCGAAAATCTCGGCCGTCCTGGCGATCACGTCTTTTACGTCGTCGCCCGACTCGATCCGGGCGAAGTTGATGTTGATGGCCTTTTCGGGGAGCCCGATCGTGTCCTGCCGCAGGAAGTCGTCGGTCTTCTTCAGGATGTCGTCCGCCTTCTCCCGCGAGATCTCCACCAGGGGCCTCTCCGGATCGCCGGTCAGGTGGCGGAAGGCGGGCCCGGGAAGGTCCTTGACCTTTCCATTGAGCTCCTTTACCAGCTCGGATGCCGCTTCCTTCTCCACGTCGGATGCTCCGCCGCCCCCGAGCTGGCCTGATTCGCTTTTCAGCCTGGCCATGACTCCCGCCTTCAGTTCCTGGACCGCCTCGGGAGCGAGCTTGGCGCCGAGCTTCTTCCCCGCGTTGATCACGGCTTTTTCGGCCATGCTCTCGATGGTCATGCCCGAGACCATGCCGGCGACAACTGAGAAGGGCAAGGATAGCCTGGGGAATTTCTGCTCCACCTTTTCGGTGGCCATGCCGAGGGGATACTCCGTCGCGGTCCCGATCGAGGCCGAGGCAAGAGCCCGGTACACATTCGGAAGTAGCTTCACGCCGTGGGCGAGCCCTGTCTTGATCGCGCCTCCGAAGATGGCCGCGCCGATCTCCACCGGATTCGCTATGCCGGGATCTTTCAATCCCCCGAGCTGGGCGAGCAGGGCTTTTCTGTCGATTCCCTCGGCTTCCTTCTGCCTGGCCCAGTCGAGCGGGGAGACAAAGCCTTCCCGGTCCGGAGGGGCCGGAGGCGCTTTTTCTGCCTGGCCTTCTTTCGGGACGGCGGGCTTTCCCTCTTCCTCGCCGAACTCGCGCAAAAGCCTGAGGGCCGGCGAATTGAGTTCCGAGCGCATCGAGGCGCTTTCCATGTAGCCCCGGCTGAGGTCGTCTTCGTAGGGTTCGCTCATTTATTCTTCTCCCGCGCTTGCTTCAGGCGGTCGCTTTCACCGTCCTCGATATCCCTGTTTTTCTGCTCTTCCATTTTTGTCACGAGATTGATGAGCTGCTCCAGCCGCTCGGCTTCCCGGTTGAATTCCTCCTCCGTGAGCAACCCTTTCCTGAAGGCCTGCACGGTTTTCTCGCGGGCCGCGTTCAAATCCTGCCTGTTCCGCTTGTCGCCCGTGAGGAACCTGGGAGCAGGCAGGCCCCGGAACGTGCGGCGCACTTCGTCGGTATGCCGGTCCACGATGTTCCTGGCCACTGCCATGGGCGCCTCGCCTGCCGCAACCCGGGAAGAGTACTCGTCCACGGCCTCGGCGTGGCGGATGTGCTTGTCCGGAGTCCACTGATCCGCTTCCGACGGCTTGAGCGCATAATTGATGTAGGAGCTCCCGCGCTGATAATCGCGGTCCGACTGCTGTTTCTGGAGGGCGATATAGGTTTCCGTTTTGATCCTGCCGCTTTTTACCCCCGCCGCCAATGATTCGCTCACGTCCTCCCCGAGCTCGATCCTCGATGCGAGATCCCCGACGAACATGGGATCGTTCAAGGTTTTCTCGCCCCTGGCCTCGGCCCTCAGCTCGTCGAGGAGCACCTTGGCCTTGTCCGGATCGAGCCGGCGGTTCCGGATCAGGATCTGCACGATGGGCTCGTTGAGCTGGCCGTTGCTCTTCATGACCAGCAGCTCGCCGTACACTTCCTCCTGCCGGTCCTTGAGGGCCTGACGGGCATGCCGGTCGATTCTTTCCGCGTCGGCTATCTCTCTTGCCTCGAAGGCCTCTGTCATGCTCTTGGCCTCCTTCAGGAGCCCGGTCTTTTCAATCTCGTCGAGGCCCTCGTATTTGCCCGCCTCGAGATTGAGATAAGTCTCCTTCGGATGATTGAGCATGTCGCGGCGGACGAAGCTCACAAGGGTCCGGTCCCTGAACTGCTTTTCCATGTTCACGGCCTGGAGCTCGTCGATGGTGCCTGCGGCCACCGCGCCGGCGATCTCCACCTGGGCGAACTTCATGTATTCCGCCGCCTTCTGAAAATCGCCTGCCGCGCCGATCATGTCGGAGTACTCGTTGAGTCTCACCTGCACCATGCTCTGGTTATGGGTGATCTCTTTTTTCCTGGCCACGTCCTTGGCTTTCGACAGGCCCCGGATAGCGAGCTGCTCGAACTGCCTGGCGTAAAGGTTCTTGACCGCCGGGTCCGTGATCTCCCGCTGCTTGTTCCGGAGCTCGCGCAGCTTCTCCTCGTAGCCCGGCACGATGGATTCGAAGGCCGGTTCGTTCTCGGCCCAGCGGTCCAGCTCGTCCAGCTCTTTCACCGCGTCGAGCGTCCGCTGGCTGAGCTCGTTCACTCTTCTCGCTTCGAGGTGCCGCTCCGCTTCCGCGCTCACCACGGCGCCGAGCTGTGAGACCGCCTCGCCCTGGGCCGTCGCAATTCCCAGGCTCGCCCGGCCGTAGGGCACGGAGCCCGGGATCCCGACGCGTCTCTGATAGGTAGGTACTTCCATTATTTCACCCTCATGAGCTGATTGTACCTGGTGACGTCGCCGGCGGATGATCCGCTGATCATGGGCGTGCCGGCGCCGTAAGCTCCCATCATCTTGGACGCTCCACCGAGCAGGCTCGTAAAGGCCTGCGTCCTGGCCGCTTTCTTGGCCGTCCTGCCTTCCCACTCCGAGAGGAGCGCACGCGATTCGAGCCCCACGGCCTCCATCTCGCCGCCGTACTCGATGGCTCTCGCGTCGAGCTCCGCCTCCTTGGCCGTCTCTTCCATGACGAGCAGCGGGCTCCCCTCGAAGCCCACGCCGGCCACGCCGAATTTAGCCCGCTGCGTGGCCAGGAGCTTGCGGGTCATGTCGCGCTGCTTCCTTGCCTCGAAAGCCGCCCGGCCCCTGGCGGCCACGGCCTGGTTGCGGTCCACTCCCGCGTTAAAGTCGCCGGCCTGCTGCGCCGCCTTACCGGCCTGGACCTGGCCGAACGCCTGCATCATGGTGCCGGCTGCCATCATTACTAACGCTGCCCATGCCATCAGCATAACCTCGCGTACATGATGAAGTTGCTCTTGTCCGAGCCGTACCTGTGGAGCTCCCCCTCGGGCCTGAACCCCAGGTGCCACGCAAAACGCTGCCCTGCCGGGTGATCCTCGTGCACCACGGCCTGCACGCGGTGGAGCTGCTGATCCCGCTCGATCCGGGAAAGCACTTCCAGGGCGGCACGGAAAAAACATACCTTGCAAGACGAAATATCTTTCGAGACAAAGGCCCAGGCTTCTCCCACGCCCGGCCACAGCACGACCACGCCGGCGCACGCCACGACCCGGTCATTGATCATGAGCGTGTAGCTCGGGTGTCTCGCCGCGGTGGCCAGGAGCTCGCGCTGGTTCGGCAAGCGGAAAAACGCCCGGCTGCCAGGGTTGGGGTTGAACTCCAGGGCCTGGAAGTGCTTGACATCGAATCTCACCACATCGCTAACCATCGCTCGTCTCAAGTTTTTCGCCACCAAGGCACTAAGACACAAAGTATCTTGATTTTAGAAGAATCAATTTTCTCTTCTTCGTGTCTTCGTGGCATTTCTTACTCATCGCTCGTACTCATCTCCGGCATGATACCCAGAACGGTCATAGGTAACGGCTGGTCCTGCACGATCATCACCTGCGCCTTGTGGTCCCATCCTTTCGGGAATGTGACTTCCTTGTCGCCCGTGAAAAGCGGCGGCGGTGCGTCCATGGGATCCGCGCTGGTGCGGTAGTAAACTGTCTCCAGCCTGGTTAAATCGCTTCCCACCTTGCCGCCCAGGGTGTGGAGAAAGCGCACCCTGGCCTTGTGGATCCGCTTGAGCTTGCCCTGGCTCGTGCCTGTCGCGCTGCCCGCTTCGAGGTCCATGGAAAGAAGCACGCCCGTGTATTTCAGGCCCACGTGCACGGTGCCCGCGCTCCTGGCGAGCGTGATCTCGCCGCTTGCGACCGTGCGGTCCGGGTGCACTGCTCCATCGGCCAGGATCCCCACGCTCTTGCCCTCAAGGTGTTCCAGGCCGCTTATCGTGGTGGCGGGCGCCCCGTCGTACGTGAGCCCGCAGTCCAGGAAAAAACAGTCCTCCTGGTCGCTGCCCCAGGAGAAGGGCTTGAGATACTCGATGTAGCGCTTCACCGCGCCGTTGATGGTGCGCTTGACGCTGAGCCAGAGCTCGTCCTCGTCGCCGGGTCCCGGGATCACCGCGACGGATTCCACTTCTCCTTCCATGGGGTGGCGGTGCCAGCCGACCACGTCGTGCAGCCTGTCGTAGGTAAGCCCGAGGAGCACGCCGTCGCCGCGCACGGTCCACAGCACGCCGTTGGGTTCCTCCTGGTAAGCCATGTCGATGATCCCGCCGGCGGTGATGTGCTCGGCCAGGATTGTGAGATCCGGGGCGATGAAACCGTCAGACTCGTAGCGATACGCGAGCTCGCGCAGCTTGCGGCCGGCACGCTGCACAAAGAGGATGCTCTCGTTGATCACGATCGGGGGGACATCCGCGCACCCGTGCGTGGTCTTTCGCTTGGGAAGGAGATTAGCCGGCGTGATGGGTTCATCCAGGGCGCCCGTCTTCATGGCCCACTCGCCGCCCACGGTGCCGGCCATGAGGACCTTCCCGTGGGCCAGCCACATGACCTCGTTCACTTCGTTCGCGAGCAGGGGCCGCGAGACTGCGGCGTCGTCCCGGTCGGACATGGCGAAGTTCTCGAAGTCCTCCACAACGCTCCCCCACTCCCAGACATCCCGGGCGAGCCACAGCCGGCTCTCGTAGAAACAGCCCGCCCTGGGGTAGCCCAGGGCGGAGCTCCAGGCCGGGCTTTCGAGGGTCCAGCTCTCGGTGGCATCGACCGCGTCGAGAGGCTCGATGATCTCCCCGGTAACGTGGACGGCGCTCGTAAAAGCCGTGAGCTTGATCGTGCCGTTGTGCGCCCGGATGTATTTGCCCACGTCGGCCGCACGGAACACGTGCCTTGTGGCCGCTCCGGTCGCGCCGGTGAAGATGTAGCCGTCGGCCTTGCCGTCCGGATCAGTGTCGTCCGCCAGGCGCACGACAAGCCTTTTATACTGGCCGCTGAAACCGAAACTGCCCCAGCCCCACTGTCCGGCGGCCAGGGAGCCGGGAGCCGCCTTGGTGGCGATGGCGCCGTTGATGATGACCGAGCTCGGCTCGGAAAGGCCCGCCTCGGAGCCGTCGGCGAGCATGCACATATACTCCGCCGTGCCCGCGCCGGTGAGATCCCACTTATAAAGACTTGATCTCACGTTCACGCCGCCCGTCGCCGTGATGGAGACGCTCGCCCCTTTGGGCTCCATCTTGTCCGGCGAGATAAACCCCGTGGGGCTGCCCCGGAGGCTCCACGAGCCCGAGGCGATCGGGGACGTGGACGAAAAGGCGTCCAGGATGTCCGCCACGCACTGAGTCCCGGGCGAGCTCGGCACGCTCTTGATCACGGCTCGGCTCGCTCCGGAAATAATCTGCCGATCGATGTCGCCGGTCTGGAAATAGGCGGATCCCGCGGTGAAGGTCACTCCGCTCCCGGTTGTGGCTCCGGGCGTGAGGGTCGCGGCAGGAAAAACGTCCAGCTCGCTCACGGGCGGCGGAGTGAAATTGATGGTCGTGAGGGTCCAGGCCGTGTGCCCGGTCCTGGTCAGCTTGCGGGGCGCATAGCTCGCGTGAAAGATATAGAGCACGTCCGCGCTCTGGGCGAACTTGAGCCCCTGGAGGTGGGCCTCCAGGTAGGGGCTGGCGATCTCGTACGCGCTCCCGCCGCTCTGTACCTGGCCCCGGTCCTTGTAGACCCTGATATATTGGTTGCCGAACTCGAGCACGTAGGCCTGCACCACGCTGAACACGAAACGCACCAGGCGGACCTTCTTGCTCGAATCCTTCACCTCGCTGACAAAATAGCTGCCGGGCCGAAAGCAGGCCCCTCCGTGCGGAAAGAGCACGAAATTCTCGAGCCTTTCGCACCCGTTCTGATACTTGGCAAAGTCCACCTTGGCGGCCATCCTGGGGGAGAGCTCGCCGGCATTGAAGCTGTTGATGATCGGGGAAGCCTTGGCCATGTCAGTACCTCGCGCTGATCCAGTCCACAGAATCCCGCTCCGCCTGGCCCTCCATGGCGTCCACGCTCCGGGCCTCCTTGAGGATCTTGTTGTAATAATCGAACATCTCGGTCCGGAGCTTGCTCGATGCGGTCAGCTTAAAAGCGAGCTTCGCGGCCAGCTTGCCGGCCACGCACTCGGCCAGAAGGGCGTCCCAATTAGGAATGATGTCCACGCGGCCGATATGGAGGATGTTCGCCGTAGTCTCGTTCGTGAGGAGAGACCGGCCCTCGACGGTCCACGCGGCCTCGGGATCTTCCATCCTGAGCACGCGCAAACAATAGGGATCCGTGGGGAGCTGGTACCGATAAGACCAGCCCCACGCCGGCGGCGTGCCGGCCTGGGCCAGGGACGCCCTGAAGGAGCAGCACTTCCACGGGTGAACCCTCATCACCTCGTCGCGGGTGCCCGGCCAGGCTGCCTTTGCTTTTCGCGCCGGCGTGGAGTTTTCCTCGATGTCCATGATCTCGTCCACGCCGAGCAAGAGCAGGGCCTCGTTGATCACTGCGACCTGCGAGTCCATTTATCCCCTCCTGCATACGAATATGTACCGCCTCGAATCCTCGACGCTCGCGATTCGGGTCACCTCCGGCCAGTAAACCAGGAGCCCGGCCTGCCAGTGCTCGGCGTCCATCCGTACGGGGTGCATCTCCATGCCGAGCCTGGGATCCGACCAGTTGTCCACCTGCACAAAGAGGTTGCTGCAAGTCCTCCTGATCTCGGAAAGCGCCTGGGTGGCCCGCTCGGGCGGCAGGGTCATAAGGACATCGATGCAAAACCCCCAATCGGCCTTGGGGAATCTCATGGGGAGCTCCCACAGGCTCGCGTGCGTCCAGGTGAGCATGCCCTTTTTCACGAACTCCAGGGCCTCCTCCTCCAGGGCGTTTGTGGCGATGTCCACCATGTTCACCCTGTAGCCCGCCCTTGCCAGGGCCACGGCCGCCCTGCCCGTTCCGGCGCCGTAGTCGTTGACCACGCACCCGGCCGGCGCATATTCCGTGAAAACCTTCACCAGGCGGTGGCCCGGGGATCCCAGGCGGTACCTGCCCTCGCCCTCCGGATCCCAGACTTTTTCAAACTTCTCCTGTTGCTCCTTGCTGTAGAGATCCATGCAGCCACTCCTTTGTGGGCTCCCCGAACCATGCCCGGGTGTTTCCCGACATGCTCCGGACCCTGTCGTCGAAATACTGCTTGCCCGCCTTGGCCCATTCCATGGCGAGCCACTCCTGTGTGAATTGCCTCGTTATCGTCTCCGGATCGTCGTACACGTGGCCGCTCCCGTCGAGAGGCACGCCGCATAGAATGATCCTCTGGTAGCCCAGGGCGAGCCCGACCATGACGGCCAGGAGCCCGGACGTGCCGGCGATCGCGCCCTGGATGTCCCAAACCACGTCGGGTGGTCCGCCCTCCTCGGGCCTGCGGTAGGAATGAGTGAGAAATGTGCTCGGATCCCGGTCGCCGTAGATCTCCCGGAGTTTCTGCCAGTGCCCGAGCTCGGCCGGGTGCATGGAAACCGCGTGATGGATCCGGCCAGGGTAAAAGAGCACCATGCCGTTAATGGCGATCACCTTGAACCTGGTCCCCGTAGGAGCGGCCTCCTGGCCGCGATCTGTCGCAAGCAGGAGCTTGCTCCTACATCGTGCAATATCGTCCCACACGCACCTGGCCGTCCCCATCACCACAGCCGCGCCGTTGCGGGTGCCGGCACAGGCCGGGGCCTCGCCCCGGCCTGCTATGCCCCTAATGATCCACATGGCGCTATTGCCTGGCCTTGACGATCACCACCTCGATTGCGCCCGTGGCCTCGCCGCCGCCTAATGTGACAAGGATCGGGATGTCGGCCTGGGTCTCGTTCTTATAGCCGACGCCCGCCTGGTCCGCCGCCCACAGGATCCCGGCCGCGGTCGATGCGACTGCGGCCATGTACCTGGTGGCGGATCCCGCATCTCCAAGGGCCAGGGTTGTGCTGGCCCCGAGCGTGGCCCCCAGGGTGACGAAACCGAAGAGGAACACCTCGCCCGGCTTGAGAACGCCGACGTTGACCGTGGCGCCGATCGCCGCCGCGGCAAAGGTGTAGCTGTCGTGCTCTGCAATGACGCGGCCGTCCCACTCGGCGCCCATGAAGGTCGCCGGCGTGGGGCTTACCGCCTTGGCATAGTTCGCCCCGTCGGCCATCTGCATGAGCAGGAAGAGCCCCAGGGCGCAAAGCGAAACAAGAATAATCGTTGTAAACATGGTCAAAATCCTCCTTTGATTTTATTCGCGAGGAGCCAAACGGCTCCTCGCTATCGGTTAAGCGTGGTACGTGCCGATCTCCACCACCTTGCGCTCGTCGGTTCTCGTGGCGCCGATCGACATCTTGTAATAGGGCTGGTATGCGTTGTTCTTGTCGGCCCTGCGGCTGATCACGGCCTCGATGTCAACGCCGATCCCGAGCAGGATCCCGTCCTCGATCCAGGCCAGGCAGAGCCTGATCCCGGTCGAAGAGCTGTAGGAAAGCCGCTCGGTCTGGTGGAAATCGAAGCCGATGAAGGTATTGATCTGGCCCATTGCCAGGGCCTTCACGGTGTTGTAGTCCGCGCTCTTAACCTCGGCCTCGTTCAGGAGATCGGCCACTTCCGCCGCTGAAACCAGGATGTGCCGCTTGGTCTCCGTGTCCTCGCTCACGTCAAGTTTCCGTTTCGTGAGCAGGAGCTTGGCCACGCTCATGCCGACGGAGCCGTGGAGAATCTGATTGTTGGTCGTGTCGAAGGGCGTGGAGGTCGCGCCGTCCACGCCCGTGTAGGCCGTGGCGTTGGCGCACGCGATGATCTCGTCGTCCATGCTCCGGCCCATGGCGTACGCCGCGTTGATGGCATACGGGCTCGTCGGGTCGGCGAGCATCTTTACCTTGTCGAGATCGTCGATCAGGTCCGCCCAGTCGAAATCATACAGGAAAAGTTTCCTCCTGCGGTGCGGCGTGGAAATGAGCGGGGTGTCGGCGTGGCGATTGGTTCTCTTGCGGGCTGCGGTAGCGGCCACCTGGTCGTGAAAATACTCCTTGCCGCGAATGCCCGTCTTGAGGCCTACGGACGATCGGAGCTTGGAGCCCTTCTGCTGCGACATCACCTCGATGTTGTCGCCGTACTGCTTTACAAAAGCGGTTGTGATTTCAAAGCTCATGTTACGGTTCCTCCTTTACCAAGAATGTTTTTCCCTCTCATCCTCGGGTAAGGACTCCCCGCAACATGCGGATCCTCCCTCGCGGTTTTTGCGGCCCGCTCTGCCGGATCGGTCTTACCGATCAGTGCGCCGGATCCGGTTGCCCGGATTTCCCGGAAAACGCTTATCTCAATAGGCCGGCATTGCCACTCCGCCGCCGGCGTTGTACTGCGACGGCGTGCTCCCGGCCCAGGGCTGGATGATGCCCGCTGATGTAGCCGGCGGATCCGGAGGATCGTCCGGCGCCGCACATGCATACCTTGTCCCCTGGGGGGTGATCTTCACGGCCGTGACACGGACCTCTCCGCTCACGGTGACGGGATTCAGGCCGTAGGAGTGCAGGTAATTGTCGCCCAGGCCGTTCAAGTCGTCCGGGGTCCAGGCCTGCATGGTCCTCGGGTTATATGTCCAGATGGTGACGTAATCCTGGTATCCCGTTCCCACGTCAAACGTGGTCCCATAGTAATTCGAGCCGGCCAGGCGGAGGTGAGCCCGCATGGTGCCGGCGCCCGTGGTGTTCCTGGTCCGGATCGTCACCACTACGCTTGATGCCGTTCCGATCGTGGTGGCCCGGGAATACAGGTATCTCAGGGTCTCCGTGCCCGTGGTGGCCGTATAGCTCGCATCGTCGTCCGCGGTTGGCTCGTTCACGGCGTCGACCAGGTCCACGGCGCCTACAGGAGCCCACCCGCCGGCGCTGTAATCGAGGGCCGCGGGGATCTGCGGATCTGCGGCGCCGCTCTCTTCCTGCCACACTCCGCCGATGGCCGTGCAGCTCGGGCCGTCGGTGCATTGCTCATAGTACGGCGCCGCGCACGAGGGCGCCGGGTCCGCGTGGCAATCGCCGTCATAGTAATGCCAGCCGGCCGCGGTGCACGTCGCCTCATCCGCGCAATAGTCCGGATCCGTGGAGCACGTGGGTTCTGGCGTGGCGTTGCACTGCGCAGGCGTGCCCCACCAGTACCCGCCGGCTGCAATGCAGGGACCGCTCTCGGTGCATAGATACAGGTGGCTCGCGTCACACTCGGGTTCCGGAGGCGTGCCGCCCTCGTTCCGGAGCGGGTGCGGGTATGTGTACGGCTCGTAATAGAGCTGCCACTGGTACCCGCCCTGGCCGTTGCTCACCGAGCGGTAGAGTCTTCCCTGGCCGGTGTAGCCGAGAGGATTGTGCCGGCCGCTCGTGCCCGCGCTGGTGTTCCATGTCCCCTCGTTCTGCACAAAGAAACCCACGCCCGGGGCGGTCGGCGTGATCGCGTCCATCTGCGCCCTGGTGCCAACACCCACGCCGGAGGAGCCGGCGAAAGAGGTTTTTTCCTGCCACCAGTCGCGGTTCTCCTGAATGTAACTGCCGGAGCAGTACTCTAAACCGTCAAGGCCCGTGGAGCACATGTTGTTGACGTTTACAGAATAGCTCCCGCTCGCGTTCACGTTGGAATTGAGCCAATAGTAAGAATCTCGCACCGGGTCATAGCCATGGTTGTTCTTGTAGTGCGCTCCAAGAGTCCAGGGGTAAACCCGCTGATTCTGATTTATTGCGGTGGTCCAGTAAGTGGCGTTTGGTGGCTTGTTGTCGTTGTCGGCCACATGGTCCACCTTTGCCATGTAATTGATGCCGCCATAATTCACAACCGTGGGTACGGTCTTGAAGTAATAGAGCGCGTCCTCCTCGCTGATCCACACCCGGGCGTTCCGGGGAATGTCGATAAGGTTTCCCCAAAACACGCTTATTCCGCCTCGATGTCCCCACAAGTGCGACCTGGTCGCCGTGGTGGCCGGTGCATCGTCGATCTTGTTGCAATATCCTTCCGAGAGCACCGTGCCGCGCACCTGGCCGGTGGGCGTTTCCGGGAAAAAAGCGGGCGTGGGGGTCAGAAAGCAGCACCGTTGAAAGTTGCCGTGCATATCCGACCACACGTTGCTGTGCACGTCGCTCGTCGTCTGCACGTCATGCGATCGGTTGAACCTGAGCACGTATCTCCCGCCGTGTCCTGATCCCACGATGCGGAAGAAATTGTCGAACTCGCAATCCTCGATGAAAAAGGCGTGCTCTGAGCCGAGCTCGACGGGCGCCCTTATCCAGCCGTAGCCCGCATTCTGGCCACCGATGGCATAGGCGTTCATGCCTCTCGAGAAATTATGGTAACAGTTATCCATCACCCCGAAGAAAAGCCCTTCGAGATGAAGGCCGTAACCGTAGTAAACCGGGTCGTTGCTCGTGTGGTCGGGGGTGTTCCAGTAGTTGTTGAAGTTATAAAACGAGCAATGATCCACGCGGATATTGTAGTAATACTTGTCGGTGGCATTCGAACTGAGCACGATCCCCCTGCTGGTGATCAGATAGTTTTCTCCCACCGGAGAAGTGCCGTCGAACTCGAACCCGGTCACCCTAAACAGCCCGCCTCTCAGGTCCTCGGCGTCCCTGGAGGTTTGATCCGGGGTGTACCTTATCAACCCGTAAAACGTGCTGTTGATGCCCTGCGTTATATTCGTTCCAGTCCCATCCATGCCGGCGCCCTGGAGGGTCATGTACTTGGTGATGGTCAACGCGTCGGTTTTTGGATTCGGCGTCCACGTACAGTTGCCTGCGGGCACGCTCACCGTGTGGCCGTAACCTGCCGCCTCGGCCGCGCTCACGGCGTCGCGGACATCATCCAGGCCGCATGTGACGGCGTTGAATGTCGCCGCACCCGCCACAAGGGGCTGAAGCAGGAGCATGTAAACACAAAGCCACGCCAGGAGTCTTTTCATAGGGGAGCGTCTCCTATTTCAGTTGACTTGACAAGCACCTGGTCATAGATGCCCTCGCCCACTCCGTTGTTGTTAAGGTAAATCCGGCCTGCCTGGTCCGTGTCGTCGCCCGTACTCATGTCTATATCGAGCGTCGCCTCTGATTTCAGTCCGGAGGTGCCAATCCACACTTGATGAATTCCATTACTTCCTCCAGATGCAGCTTGATATTTGCCCCAAATGTAATATGTAGTTCCTGCCGCCAAAGATACGGTTCCGTCTGCTGTGATCGTGCCGTGGTAAGCTCTGAGGGGGTAACTGGGGGCTGAATCGAGATGGAGCAGATTCCCGGATGCGCTTGCCGCGGTTGTGGTCATCCGCATGATCTGGTCGTTTCCCGAATGTGACACGGGCCGATACCGGAAGAAGTAATAAACAGGATTAGTTGTTCCGAACTGAATATTCGTCTCGTTCGTACCGGTAGAGTCGTTGATGTAAAGAGATTGCGAGCCCCTGAGCACCGTTGTGGTGTAATCCTCGTCAACCGTGCCGTCTGCCGTCTCGGTCCATGTCTCTGAATGGTCGTACCCTGTCCCCTCGAAATTCTGGCAGACAAGGTACCCGGCGCATTCGTCGGCTGCTGCGTACCCCTTCACTCCCGGCCCTGGCATCATGCCGCCCTGGGCGAAGCAGGGCGAGCTCATAGCAAGAAAGCTGATAGCTGACAGGAAGAGGTATTTTGCTATGAGCTGTGAGCTGTGAGCTATGAGCTTCATCATCTGACCACCCTCCAGTTCAGCGTAACGGTCCCTGGCGTGATCGCAGCGCCCGTGTTGTTGCATACCTTGAAGTTGACATTACCGCTCGTAGGATAGGCGATGATCGTCAGCATGCCGTTGGCCGTGGGCGAGTAGCCCGTGGTGGCCGTGGGATCAGCGGCAAACCCCCACCAAACCACGTCTGTCGTCGCGGTCCCGGTGGCGGTGTCCGTCTGGGCCGCGGTGCAGGCGCCGCTCGCGATCTCGCTCGTGGCCAGGGCGATGTCTCCGCTCGCCACGGTGTAGCTGAGCGTGATGGCCGCGTCTCCGGGGATGGTGATGTCCCGTTGCGTGCTGGTGTTGAAGCGGATCCGGATCGAGCCCGTGCCGTCGTCGTCGAAAAAGGGCATGAGCTCGCTGATGCCGGCCCATATCGGATTTCCGAGGGTATCGCGGATAGGATAAAAGCTCGATCCGTCGTAACAGGTCCAATAGTCAACCGTCTCGGATCCGGTGGGGCCGGTGTAGTTGTTCGGATCCCACCCTCCGCTCTCGTTGTCGGCCACATAACAGCGGTTCGCGATCAGGTCCGCGCCCGTGGGCGCCGTAGATCGGGGCGTGCCGTCCTGGGCCGCTATGAACTGGAGGAGCGTCTGGAGCTGCAGATACCGGCTCGCCGGCGTGGCCTTCTCCGTCTCGATCTTGTCCGTGAGTGCCGGGCTCGTGTCCTCGGTGAGGCTCCCGATGTAGACGTCGGCGGCAAAAGCAAGGGAAGCAAAGAGCAAAGAGCAAAGAGCGAAGAGAAGAAAGAGTTTTTTCATGTCGAACTCCTTACCTTACCGTTCTGGTGTCGCCGGTCCTGGTGATCCGGGTGTCGCCGTCTCTCGTTATCCTGTTGTGGGACTCCCCCCCTATGTCTTTCAGAGGGAAAGGAAAGAGGATCCAGGGCGGCACCTTGGCCGCGGCGACGGCCACCCCGAGGCAGACGCAGATCGCGATCGCACAAATTAACCTCTTCATGGCAGCCACACCTTTAACGTCAAGACGCCGGCGTTGATGCCGGTGCCCAGGGATCCGGCCGAAAAATAGAACGTCTCGTCAATCAGGGATCTCACCGGGAAAGTGTCCAGGTTCGGGTCGGTCTCCGTGGCCCCGACGTTGTCGCACAGGCCGGAGAGCAGGTTTACCCCGCCGGTCAGATGGTTGTAGACCTGGATGTCCGCGGCCGCGTCGGGCGTGTTGGTGGCATCCGGCGTATAATGAAACCCCACCAGGGAGCCGGTGACGTTCACGCTCTGGCCGGCCACGCCGTTGACGGTGTAAGTCGCGCTCCGGGCGATGGCGCCGTCGTCGCTCGAAAAATTGATGGTGATCAGGCGCACGCCCCGCGACCAGGCGGTCGTCTTGGGTCTTTCCGAGTCGCTGATCGTCACCGTGTCCGTGGCCCAGGCTTGGCCAGGTAGGAGCAGGCTCCCGCCTGCGAATGCCAGGAGTACTCCGAGCACCAAGAACCAAGAACCAAGAACCTTCTTCATCACGCAACCCTCCTTGTATAAAATTCGCGCATGCGAATTTTATTTTTTCTCCTCCGGGTATGCCTGGGCATACAGGGCGTTGTACTTCTTCTTGGCCTCCTCGTGGCCCTGGTGCTTCGGATCAAAATAGGCGTCGGTAAAAGCCTTGTCGGCCTTCAGTGCGGCGATGTCCGCCCTGGCCTCCTCGGGCGTCTTGATATTGAACCGGCTCTTACCCATGCCCTTGAGCGTGTCCTCGCTGAACTGGCCGGCCACGTTGGCCAGGAATTTCACCAGGAGCGGGTTATTCCCGAGGCCGCTCGTTTCGAGCTGCTGCAGGAGCTCCTGGCTCCCGAACTGCGCCAGGATCTTTTTCGCCGCGTCCACTCTCTCCTCGTACGCGCTCCCGTACTCCTTGCGCAGTGCCGTCTCCGCCGCCTGCACGCCCTGGGCCTGGTCCCGCTGCATGCCGGTCCAGGCGTCCACCTCGCCCTGGAGGTACCACTTGTAAAGGCCCGTCACCTGGGCCGGCGTGAGCCCGAGCTCGTGGGCCGTCTTGCTGAACCCCTGGATGATTTGCTCCTGGAAGGGAAAGTCCTTGGGCAGGTCGCTAGGTTTGGCCAGCTTGTACCCCTCGGGAGTTTCCGGCCGGCCGAGCCTTTTCCACACCTCGGCCCACTCCTCGGGCTTCGCGTTCTCGCCCGGCAGGGCGATCTTGTCGCGGCCCACGAGCTTCTGGGCGTTTACGTACGATTTGACCAGGCCGGGAAGGTCCTTGATCGGCGCCAGGCTCGGGTCGTTCTTGAGCTCGTCCGGGAGCCCGGACTTGAAATCGCCGGCCGATTTTTTGAGCGTGATAAAATTCGTGGCCAGGGAGCCGAAGTCCTTCACTTCCCCCAGGGCCGGGTCCTACCTGATGTCCTCGGGCAGGCTTTGCACCAATTCGTTCCAGTCAACCATAAAGCCTCCTTACTGTTGAGATTGCACGAAATGGAAACTCTTCGTTTTCCAGTTGTGGCCCTTGGCTATGGGCCGCGCCGGGTCGAAGCCCTGGTCTGCCAGCCATTTGAGAAGCGTCTCCTTGCTCCAGTAGCCCCGGGGTTTTGCCTGCACCATGTCGTGCGTGAGCCTCGCCACTCTCATGTTGAGGGCCATTGTTCCTCCTCCGTCTCCGCGTAACCCTTGAGCTCCTCGGTAGTGCGGATCTCCATCGTGGCCATCACCTGGAGCCCGATGTTTCGCTCCCCTTCCCGGAAGGCCGTCATTTCCGGTGATTGCCCGGGTTTGAAAGAGGGTTGAAACACGTGGCACTTGCTGAGCAGGTCCCAGAGCACGCGCCGGCCGTTCGGCGTGCCGAATGTGGCCGCGTAATCCATGTGGAGCCGCCGGTTTTCAGTGAACGGTATCCGCACCTAAAAGCCCCGCTTTCTTTGCCTGGGCGAGCACGCTCGCGCCTGTGGCCACGTCCTGCTTTTCCGTCTCCTCCTGGGCCGTCTGGTTCCGGGCCGTCCGGATCTTGGCCACCTTGTCGGCGCCGCGCCTGGCCCTCTGGGGAAATCCGTGGCGGTCCGCGATTTCGTCAAAGAGCATGTCCGGATCCACGTTGTCCCACACTTCCGGAAATACCTGGCCGTACTGGCCGACCTCCTGGAGCGTGCTCTGGATGTTCCGGGTCTCGTAGAGCTCCTGGATCTTGGCGAGCAGGCTCACATACCGGATGGTGAGCTTCTGCTTGTCGAGGATCCTGGGCGGAGGACTGAGCTTGCCGGCCCGGGCCATGATGCCGAATGATCGCTTGATCGTGGGATTGAGCTTCTCGCCCATCACCCGGCCGAGCACAGGCCCCAGGATGCCCGCCTTCTCCTCGTTGCGCTCCATCACTTCCGTGGCCGTCATGGTCGGCCGCTCCATGAGCATAAGGAAGAGATCCACGAAAAAGAATTTCCGGATCGCTTCGCGCCGGCGGTCCTCCATGTCGAGCCCGAGCCTGGTGTTTCCCCCGATCTTCATGGGCCTGGGCTCGGCACGCTCCGCGAAGAGGTCCGAACGGATATAGGTGATCCCGGCCGGCACGAGCTTGATGGAGCCCGTAACGCCGCTGTCGGGCGCTATGATCGGCGGATCGACCTGTTTCTGGCCGGCCCTGAGATTCGTCTTGCTCATTTCGTTGACCATGCGGATGTCGGCCAGGGCGTTCATGGCGCACGATCGGCCGTAGGTCTCGCCCGTGTCCTTGGTCCACCGGTGGGCCGCGTAAGGAAACTCGTGGTACCCGCCTTCGCTCAGGATCGCCTTTTTCTCGGGCTCGATGTAGAGGCTCGCGAAAGGCATGGAGAGGCGGTCGCTCCGACGCGGATCGCGCTCCTCCCGCGGCATGACCACGTGTAGAAAGGTGAGCTCCTTGTCGGGCTCCTTTGCCAGGATCTTTTTCGCCGCATCTCCGATTGCGTCGCCCCACTCCTGAAACGCCTGGCGGGCCGTGTAACGGAACTCCCTGAAGAGAGTGTCAACCCGGCCCTTGTTATTCTCCGCGATGAAGCACTCCGAAATGTGCCGCGTGTAATAGCGGCAAATGTCCTCGAAGTCCTCCTCGGCATACATGACCGAGGTGCCGATCACGCCGTCGTCCAGGTAGCTCTCCGCGATGGAGCTGTAGAAATTGCTCTTCCTGAGCATGCGGTACATGCGCTTCTCGGTGTCCTGGAGCCACTCCACCACCTCGTCGTATTGCATGAGGTCCGCGTCCTCGGTCTCCAGGGCAAACCACCTGGTCGTCTGGGAGGT